GGTCATCAACACCTCGCAATCTAAGTCTGGTTGAGGTTTTTTGTTTGATTTCCAATTCCGATTTATAAATTTTTTTTAAAGCAAGTATATTTACATGGCTGAGGTGTTTTTAAACTAGTTTAAGCAAGGGTAAGTATAATTACAAAAGCAATAAAAATTTAAATAGGAAATGGTGTGAAAAATAACAGCAAATACCATCCAATATGCAACAGGGATGAAATAGCTTCGCTATGGGGAACAACAAGACAAAACATAGGAATGACTTATGCCAATAAAGATAACAAACAATTGCAATATGAAATGCTAGATTTGGGAACATACTGCATAAAAAATAACATAAATGGAGAAATGTTAAAGCTTTTAGTTGAATATGGAAATGAATTTAGTAAAAGGTTTAATGGTTGGACCGCTCAAGAAATAAAAGAATTTGAAGAATTTAGAAGATTTAAATTATTCCAGGAAACAAAATGATTGAAGTAGTAGAAGCATATGTTGAGAATGGGAAAGTTTATGTAGCAACAAAATTCCTTGAAAATTATTTTAAGACTTCAACTAGGAATATTGGTAATTGGATAAAAAAAGGATTACCTAAATATAAACTAAAAGGAATAAACTCAAATGTATTTATATTAGAGGAAGTTTTAATATGGCATGCAAATAATATAAATAAAACAAAATCAAGAGCTGGCAAAAAAAGAAAAGATGAAGAAGGAATGAACTATGAGGAAACAATAGATTTAAATCTAATCTCATATGAAGAGGCAGACAGAAGAAAAAAAATTCTTGATGTTCAACTTGCATCAGTAAAATTAAAAGAAGCAGAAGGCGAATTGATAAATGCAGATGAGTTAGACAAGGCTCTTTATGAACAAGCAATTATGCATATAACAAAACTAGACAATGATGAAAAAATATTGCCAATACTTTTAGAAATGAAAAATCAAGATGAAATAAAAAAAATACTAAACGAACACAATGAAGATCACCTGGATACTCTGTCAAAGCAAATAGAGAAAAAGTTTAAAGATGATCCAACAAATTATGATGTATTTAATGAAATATTAGAAAAAAGAAAAAATGGAATAAAGCCACAAGAGCTAATAGAAAAATTAAAAGAGATGTAAGTGAAAACACAAATACAATTACCAATACCAATATTACTAAACAAATTATATATTCCAGTTATAAAATATGTAAATGGAAAACCAACACCAGGAATAAGAAAAAATCCAGAAGCAAAAAAATACCAAGATTTAGTAAAAATATATGCAATAAAACAAAAAACAAAGCTAATAAAAGGCAAAGTATCTTTTAAAATGGATATACTAATAAACAAAAGAAAAGACTATGATATTGATGCAGTGGAAAAACTAGCACTAGATTCACTAGAGGGAATAGCCTATACAAATGATAAAAATATAGTAGAAAAAATATCAAGAAAACATCTTAAATCAAAAGATGATAAGCTTATTATAGAAATAGAGGAGCTGAAATAAATGAGTAAAATAGATTTATATAAAAGTGGCTGCTTAGATGTTATGGATTTTAGGGCATGGGATAAAAAAGAGAAGACAATGCTAAATTTTTCGGACCAAGGCATATCACCTTGCAGATGGGTTTATGATGGTGGTTTTGATGATATGATAAGCAACTCCGAAGAAGATGTCATATGGATGCAATTTTCAGGATATAGAGATTTTAAAGAAAATAAAATATATGCAGGAGATATATTATCTGGAAGGAAAAATAATCATTATTTTGTTACTTTTGATGGTGGTGCATTTACGGTGTATCACTTGCATCAAAAGGATTATGATGGAACTCCACTACGATGGGGGTTGTTATCGAGACTGTTTGATTCTGATATGAGAGATTTGTTGCCATTTTTTGAAGTTATTGGAAATGTTTTTGAAGACACAGTAGTAGAGAAAGAATAAAAGATGAGTGCAATAGAATTTATATTATTAATATTTGTAATTGGTGTTGTTTTTATGTTAAATAGCCCTTCAATAGATGAAAATAAATTAAAATTGTTAATAAAATCTATAGATAAAGAATTAAGTAAAGAATTTGAAAAAAGAGATAAAAAGATTAAACAGCTAGAAAAAAGAATTATTGATTTAGAAAAAGGAAAATAGTGTCAGTAGTTTACACAGGAAGAAGATTCAATAAAAATGCTTACACAAGAGAAAAAAAACTATGCCTAGAAGAGTGGGCTGGCAAAAATGTAATCTTCACATCAGAAGACGTATCTCCTATATTGGGAAATTTTAAAATAAAATATTCTCCACACTATAAAAAGCTATTTAAAATAACAGAGCGAAACCTAACTAGAAAAATGTTTGGAAAGTGGGCATCTCAATCAGGGAAATCACTATACGAAATAATAGTAGCAGCACACAAATTAGACCAAAACCCAGCAACGGTAATATATGCTCAACCAATAAAAGAAGATGTTCCAAAAATACTAACTTTGAAAATAAATCCAATTTTAAAATCAATACCTAAGCTATGGAAAAAGTTTGAAGACTATTCAAATCAAGAAAAATTCAGAACAAAAGATGCAATGAAAAGAGTTGCAGGTGGAGCTTTTGTTATAGCAGGCTCATCAGTAAAGGAAAGAAAATCACTAACATCTCCACTTGTAATCTTGGATGAAATTGGAGAGTTTGAAAAAGGTGCAGTAAAAGAGTTCTCAGAAAGAACTAAATCATTTTCAAGATTTAATCCACTAGTAATAGGTGTATCAACGATAGTTGATCCAGAAGATGAAATATGTAGCAACTATAACACCTGTGAAGTAAAATTAGAATGGAGATTTATATGTGATAATTGTGAAAAAGATTTTTATCCAGGAGCAGAGACTTTAAAAATAATAAGCAAAGAAAAATACAAAAAAGAAATATCAGAAAACTATTCATATCCCGAATATGTTAAATACGCTGTAGAAAAGACTCATATAGAATGCCCTTGTTGTGGCAGCAAAATAAATGAATCAAAAAGAACCAAAATGATATTAGAAAACAAGTTAGACTGGTTCATCATAAAAGAAGATGGAAGCTCAACAAGACTTGAAATAGAAAACTTAAATACTGAAACATCTTTTGGGTTTGATATGAACTCGCTCGGGTCTTATTTTGCAACTCTAGACGATATTGCAAAAGAATATATTGAAGCAATAGAGTCAGAAAACAAAAATGATTTACTAGATAAGTTTTACAGAGGATGGCTAAATAAGTTTTATGAGCCAGAGTCAGTAAAAACAGATGTAAATGATATTTTACTATTATCAAACAATTTGCCAGAGTTTGAAGTTCCACAAGATACATTAAGAGTGTATATTGGTGTAGATATGCAAAAAGATCACTTTTGGTATAATATTCAAGCATTTACATATGGGAATATATCTCATTCTTTAAGTTCAGGAAGACTTGAAACATGGGGAGATATAGAAGATTTATATGTAAAATGTTGGGATTTGAAAGACTCAGCAGGAAAGCCACACATTGTTTCAAAAATGGGTATAGACAAAAGAGGATATAACCAAGATGGTGTAAGAAGAACAGATGAAGCAATATCTTTTGTGGAATATATGACAAACAAATATGGCTCAGATAAAGTATACCTAATAGAAGGACATCCAGATATAAAATCAAGTCCAAATGGATATGTAATAAAAAATGTAAAAGATCAGTCGTCAAATAGAACAACAGTAGATATAAAAATGTTAAAAGTATCAAACCTTTACTTTAAGAATAAAATGTCAGAAGACATAGCAAGAAGTATAGAAAATCAAAAATCAGAAGAAGAGATATATAGCCAAAGACTTTTTTATGTAAATAAAGATACTATAGAATCAGACATGGAAAAAACCATATCAACTAGTTACTCAAAGCAAATGACATCAGAAACTTTTGATTATCATATAAATCAAAAAACAAAAAAAAGAAACCCAACACAAACATGGGATATGCCTAAAAAAACAGATAACCATATTTGGGATTGTACTATGATATGTTATGTGTTTGCGGAAGTGGAAAAAATAGCACTAATGGAAAAGCCAAGTGCTACAAATATAGAAAAAGCAATAGCAAGAATGGATTTTTAGTTTTAGCCTTAATTAAGCTTTAAAAAGTTAAAATCTTAAAAAACAAAATTGGAAAACTATGAGCATATCAGAAGAAATAACCTTTTTAAAAATAAGGCTTGCTAGTTTAAATGGAAAAATAGAAGAGCATGAAAGCTATAGAGAAATAGAAGAAGGAAGTTCATCTGCTAGATTTTCAACTCAATTTACAGATATAGATAAACTTTATAAAGAAAGAGAAAGAGTTAAAGTTCAACTAAGGACATTAGAGGCTTCAACATGGAAATAACAACAAGTTATCCGCTTTGGGAATTAACAACAAATTATCTTCAAGGTGCAAAAGTTACAACTGCTGGAAAACCACTATTTGATGGAAATATTGATAATAAAGCAGGATATTCAGCTTCTAAAATTAGAAAACAAACACATTATTTAAATGCAAATGGCACAGACATACCATCAATTGTAAGTAAAAGCACAAATAGAACAATAGGCATATCTGTAAATATTCAGATAGAAAGCCCAGATGAAAAGTTTAACGAATCAGCAGAAAAATGGATAAAAAAATTTAAAAAAATAGGGCAAGGCGAACTTACAGGGAAACATCACTTTAATTCAGCGGCAAGAGCAATATCAGATTTTGATAAATTAGATGGAGGTGTGATAATAAGACACCACTATAATATCAAATGGGAAATGCCATACAAATATGAACTTGTACCTGTGGATATGATAGATGTAGGAAAAAATGATAACATTTTAAAACAAGAAGGTCAAGAAGAATATACTTTAAATGGTCTTGTTTACAATAAATGGAATCAAATAACTCACGTATGGATATACAATAATTCAAACAAAATGACATCAACAAAAGTAAGTATGAAAAACATAACTTATTACTCTGACGTTTGGGCTTCAATAAACCAGCAAACCGCAATATCAAGACTTACATCAATTTTGCCAACATTGGATCAAATAGACCAATACGGTAAAGCATCTCTTGAAAGCGCAATTGAAAGCGCAAAAGGTGGAGCTTATTTAAAATCAACCGCATATTCTGAGATAATGCAAGTATTACAAGATGCAATAAAGCAAGAGATAGCAACTTCAAAAACAGATGATAAAGTAGGTGTTGCAATAGATATAACAACACCTATACTTAAAAGACTTGCAAATGCTGGAATAAAACCAGTGGGGCTTACACCAATTCCACATCAAGATGAAGTGTCATTTGATAATAGAAACAGAGAAGGTGTATATGCGGAACTAAATAAAAATGCAGAAATGAAAATGGGTTCAGCTTCAGGAATGTCAGATATGTCAGTCTATTCAAAAGCAAATGAAGCAAACTATTCAGCAATGAAATATGTGTCTGAAACAGACCAAATTTCAGCTGATATAAGATTTGATAATTTTACAAACAAAATATTTGATGAAATAATTTCAAGAGCAATTTTAATAGGTGTGCAAATAGGTGAAATAAAATCAAGACAAGATTATTTCAAAAATCCAAGCTCATATGAAAACTATAGATATTTAAGACAAATATTTATAGATATTGAGCCATCAAAAACCGCAGAAGCAAATAAAACAAATATTGAACTAGGATTAAAAACAGAAGGTAAGATAATAGAAACAAGAGATGGAGTAAAATATGAAGATTTCTTGGCAGATAAAATAAAACAAAATAAGAAAAAAATAGATGCAGATTTAGAAGTAGAAAAATATAGACAAGAGCAAATAAAAAAATTAAACTTACAAGAGGTAAAAAATGAGAACTCAGCAAATTAAAAGTTTATTGCTAACACATGAGTTGGCAGTAGAGAAAAAATACCTAACAGGTCTTATCGATACAGTAAATTCAGGAATAGAAAAAGTAGAAACAAATAATGAAATATCACCAGCACATAGCTACGAAGAAAAAAATAATATAGCAATAATTTCTATTGATGGCGCAATGACAAAAAAGAATACTTGGATAAATGCAATATGTGGTGGATTTGCTTCATATGATATAATCGATAAATATATTGAAAAAGCAGAATTAAATCCTAAAATAGATACAATTTTATTTACTGTAGACACACCAGGTGGAATGGTAGCAGGAGCTGATGAAGTTGGAGAAAGAATTTATAACTCTAAAAAAAGAACAATAGCTTTTACACCAAATATGTTAGCATCTGCTGGAATGTGGATATTTTCTAACTGCGATGAGGTTTATGCTGGAGAAGTTGCTGAGCTAGGTTCAATAGGTGTAATGGTAGCATACAGAAAAGAAGATGAAGATGGTGAAAAAATAATGCTAACTTCAAAAAGAGCTGAAAATAAAAATAAAATAAATGATGATAAAATTACAGCAAGAATAAATGAAATAGAAGATATATTTTATTCAAGACTTATTAGAAATACGGGATTATCAGAAGAAAATCTTGCATCAGGTTTCAATAAGGGAGAAACTATTTCAGCGACAAAAGCAAAAAACTTAGGCTTTGTAAAAGAAATAACAACTTTTGATAAGTTGATGAAAAGTTTGGCAGTTATGCCCTCAGATAACGAAAAAATAACAAAAAAAAATTTAAAAGGAGAAAACATGGAGTTTAATGAAGAAAACTTCAAAGCATTAGTTGAACAAAATAAAGCATTTGCTGCAAACAAAACAACGATTGAAAATAGACTAAACACAGCAAATTTAAATTTAGAAAACATTAATGCTGAATTAGCTGCAAAAGATAATGAAATCATAAAATTAAAAGCTGATTTAGAAAACAAGTTATCTGAGCAAGCAACAAAAAATGAATCTCACATCAAAGAGATTAAAACAAGAGTGGAAGAAGCATACAAATGCAATGTAGATAAAGATACTGCTATTGCAATGATTGAGTGCAAAGATTCAAATGAGGCAAGCAAATTAGCAATTGCAGCAATGTCAGACACAGAAAATGCAACTGCAAATGAAGGTGAAAATGTTTCAAATAAAGAAAAAGAATTAGCAATAGCAATTGCTAAAAATATGAAATTCTAAAAGGAAAAGTTATGGCATTAGAAACAACGCTAGAAAATCAAGACAATCTTGATGTTGAAGTAAGATTATTAAAAAATGTAACAGTGAAAGCTGGTGAAGACCTTAAGAGGGGAGATCTTGTAAAGCTAGATGCAGTTGAAACAACAAAAGTTGTAAAATTTACAACAGGGAGCGATCCTTATACAGTAATGTATGATGATGTAGATGCAACAGCAGGAGATGTAGCTGGTAAAGCATATAGAGATGCAGATATTAAAGCTTCTGAAGTAAACTTTAATGATGGTACTGATGCAGAAGTAAGAGATGCATTAGATTTTAAAAATATTTTCTTAAGAGACTAGGAGAAAAAAAATGGCAGTAAAAACAAGCTTAATTGCAGCAGTAGCAACAATGGAAACAGTAGATATGTCAATCACAAGAATGGCATTTCCAGGTGGATATGAGCATGATTCACAAAAAGTAGAATTTGATGTTTATGAAGGTGGTTCAGAAATTGCTTTAAAGGGTAATTTTGAAAAACAATCAAATATTGTAAATAAAGATGGTTATAAAACTATTACTGTAAATCCAATGCAAGTAAATGAGTCTATTGTAGATTCAGTTAAAAACGTAAACAAAAAAAGAATCGGTCAAACTGTTTATGGCGAACTAGCACAAGGTATGTCAGAAGCTGAAATAGCAGCTTTAGAAAATGACATGAAAGGTTTTGGTAAACTTAAAAAAAGAGCGCAAAGGCTTATCAAAAAATCAGCCTATGATGTACTTACTACTGGTAAGCTAACAGTTTCAGGTCAAGGTGATGCAGTTGATGAAATTGATTTTGGTTTAACAAATAAAATTGTAAATGATACAACAACATCAGGACAAATTGAATGGAATGATGCAAACTCAAATCCAATTGAGCAACTAGAAATTGAAGCTGAAAAAATGGGTCAGCATGCAGTAGATACATATGTGCTTGGTATGGAAGCTAAAAAAGCGTTCATGTCAAATGCAAATGTAAGAACAACTGACAACACAACAAATGGTAAAAAAGCAAACTTTATTCAAGCTACAAAAGAAGAAAGAGAAGCAAAATCAACTGAATATTTTAAATATTTAGGTTCAACAACAGGTGATTATGGAAAACCAGTTGAGATTTACTATGAATTTGAACAATATGTAGATGCTTCAAAAACTGAACAATATTATCTAGATAAAAACTATGCAGTTGGGTTTAAAGCAAGAAATGAAGAAAACGGTCAAGTTCAATATGGGAATATCCCAGTTGCAACAGGAAGTGATGAAAACTCAGAACTTACTACTGTGGTAGGGATGGAGTGGATTGATGCGGAAATTAAAAAAGATCCTGCTGGTGTAAAAAGATACTATAGAAGTTCTCCATTGCCAACAATGAACCAACCAAAAGCTTTTATTTCAATCAAAGCAACTTTAGTAGCATAAGGATAAAACATGAAATATGTTAAGTTAGAATGTAAGTATAAAGGTTTCAACTACGGTGATGTAGTTGAGATTGGGAAAGATACAATCACAGAAAAAGAAACTAAGCAACTTATTGAAGATAAAGCAGCATCTTTATATGAAGAGCCTGTGTCAAAAGTAAACGGTGTAGACACAAAAGCTCTTGAAGATAAAGTAGCAAAACTTGAAGGAATTGTTGTTGAGGCAATTGCAAGTGCAAAAGACAAAGCTCCAACTTCATGGGAGGAATATTTATCTTCAAAGGATAAGTAATGAAAAGAGTAAATATTAAATTTACAAAAAAAGGTTTTGTAAGAAAAGAGTCTTTTAAAAAAGGTGAGACAGTTAGTGTCTTGCCTTGTATTGCAAAACAAAAAGTAGAAGTAGAAAAAGTAGCAAAATATATTTAAGGATTCATTTTGAACGCAAGAGATTTACTACAAGCAACAAGAGTAAAATTCGTAAATTCAAATACAATATCTCCATCGGTAACAATAATATACAAGAGAAAAGAAACTCTTGAGGATATTCCATATAAAGCTTTTGCTGGAGGAGGAGAATTTAACAAACAGGAAAAAGAAAAAATATCAAATATGGAAGTTTTTTCATCTGTGCCATTAGACTTTTCACCTTCAACAAGAGATAAAATTGAATTTGACATGGAAACTTTTAGTGTAAGAAGATGGATAAAAAGCGGTAGTGTTTATAATATATATTGCGAAAAATCAAAATCAACTAAAAGCAACCCTAAACCAAGTAGAAGACCATGAGTAGTGTAAAAATACAGATTTATGATGGCTTCACTCCATTATTAGACAAAATAGCAACCCTAAGCTATGGTTTAGGAATGGATGCTTTAGATCAATCAGCAAACACAATTAGAAAAAGTATTAGAAACCAAATGGAGTTATCATCAAGACACCTTTGGAGTCAAAGCGTAGTAAATGGAAAAAGAAGAATCCATAGAGGTGTGACCGCAAAAAGACCAGGAAGCAATATGATGAATCATAAAACAGGCGGTCCATATAGACCAAACCATATGAAAAATTTTATTACATCATGGGTTTCAGAAAGACATATGGTTGCAGTTGTAGGCGGAATGCACAAAGCATACAGACCAAAACTAAGAAGAAATGGAAAAGTGGTTGGTACAGGTAGAAAAGTAGGCGGTGTTTCAGAAGCAACATATGGGATACTAAAAAAGCTAAACGATGGAAACGCTAATGACTCTTCATATAAAAAAGCAAGACCAAGCTCAATGCCAGGTTTTAAAAATGCAAAATATAAAAAAAGAAATTTTGTTGAAAAAGGTAGAACAATGGCTATACCTAGAGTAAAACAAATTATGGGCGATAAGCTAGAAATGTTAATAGCAAAACAAGTAAATAGGGCAAACATAAAAGGGAGAATGGTATCGTGAGTAAATTTCTATTTCAAGACATAGATTTAGAAGGTTGGGCAATTGAAACTTTAAAAAATTCCACAGAGTTTAATGTTTTTGTTGAGAATATTTTAGGGAAAAGCTTAAACTATTATAGCTCAATACCTTTAGATGAAAATATGCAAGAGGAGACGCTACCATCTTTAGCAACATATTTCACTGATGAAATAGCTGATAAAACTGACGAATATGTTCAAACTTGGATATTGCCTCTTGCAATAAGAATAGAGCCAAATTTAGAGCCAGATTTAACAAATGGCATAAAAAGATGGAAATCTATGAAAAACTTAAAAAGCATAGCAATAAAAGCAATACAAATACTTCAAGAAGATGTAGAGCAATGCGGAATAAATGGAAATGGAAATATAAATATAATTGATGGAGAGTTAGTTATGAGTGAAATAGGTGAAGCAACAGAAGATATCCAAGCAAGTATATCCTTAGCTTTTAGAAAACTAAATCAAATTTAGGAGAAAAAACATGGCAACAAATTATAAATTTACAAAAGCCTTATTTTATAAAGAAGCAGAAGAAGGTCAAATTCCTTCAAATCCAGCAGCAGTTCAAACAGCTGGTATTATAAACTTTTCAGTAAAAGATACTCAGCAAACAGAAACAAATCCAACTATTGACAATAATGGTCAAGCCTCTAAAAAAGACAGAGGAAAATCAAATTTTGATGGAAACATTGAATGTAAATATATGGGTGACATGATGCCAATTCTAGTAACTCATGTAATAGGAGATCCAGATACTATAGCAACAACAACAGTGTCAGCTTGGCAAACAGCAACTGCATATGAAAAATACGATGCATTGGATGACACACTATCTATAGGAGATATTGTATCACATTCTGATGGTGTTCATATGCTTGTTTGCTTTAAGGCAGGAACATCTGATGCAATTGAGCCAGATTTAACAGGAGTTTCAATAGGCTCAAAAATTGTTGATGGAACAGCAGAGTGGATTGTAGTTAAAAACCTTACAATATATACTGGTGTATCACAAGCTTGTTTACCATCGATTGGTATTGAGTATTCAGGTGATTCATCTTGTGGCGGTGCTTCTGATGTATTTAAGAAAAGAATCAATGGGGCTTATCTAAACGCAATGGAGTTAAACAAAACAGCTGGTGGAGTAATCCATAAGTATTCTATTCCTGTTACAGCAAGAAGTGCAAAAGACAATACGGAAGTAGATTGGACGTCAATAGAAGATGAGGCTGGATACACTCAGCAAGATATGATAGATTTTGCTTTTAAATATGATGACATGAAAGTATTAATAAACGGTATTCAGCCAATAGACACAACAATGTTTAGAATGACAATTACTAGAAACACAGCATATGAAGATGCAGTTGAGATTAATTCAAAAGTTTCAAATACTCCAATCATGCAAGTAGAAGGAGAAATGACACTTAAGTTCACAAAAGAAGAATATCAAAAAGCTTTCAATAATGAAGCAGCAGAAATTAAAATTCTTTTAGGAAATGCAAGAGGTGAGTTAGCTCATTTTACATTTAATAATGTAGAAAGAGACAGAGTAGATCCAGACTTTACTACAGAAAGATTTGCAGAAATTACTGTACCATTGACAGCAGATGGAAACAACAGCTACAGAACCGTAGATTATAAAGTGCAATCTCAAATAAACTATCAATAAATAAAATATTTAAAAAAAGGTGAGAAATGATTTTCTTGCCTTTTTTTTTATTTTATAGTAAACTTGTATTCTCAAAACAAAAAAAGGATGTAAAAATGAGTTTAGAAGAAAGAATAAAAAAATTAATTAAAGATAATCATAAAGAAGAATTAGAAAGTTTTTTAGAAAAGCTAGAAGAAAAAATAAGCTTGCCACAAGAGCTGCAAGATATTTTAAAAAAAGTTGGAAACAATCCAAGTGAAGAGCCAAAAATATTTAAGCTAGCAGAAAATAAAGCAGAATTTTCAGAAGTATTGCAAGAAATAATTTCAAAAGATAAAGATATACAAAAAAAAGACATAAAAATGAAAGCTGTTGAGTTGTGTGAAAAACACAATCTAGAAGAAGTAATCCTTATGTGTAGATTAGCAGTAGCGAAAGCAACAGATAAGATAAACACAGATGGAAGTGTAAAAGCAACACCAAATACAGAAAATTGTCATCTACCAAACATATTTGAAGCAGAAGAATTTATGAAAAAACAACAAGAGCTTGAACAATGTTTTTATGAGTATAGCAAAATAAGAAGTAGTGATGGAGAAATCGATGAAGATATACTTGAAAAGCTAAACGATAAAAGCACTAAATTATCAAAAGAAATAGAAAAAACAGCACTTAAAATATCAAAATTAGATGGTAGAAAGCTAAATGAATGGGAAAAAGAAACTGTAATAATGCAAATAGCTCAAGCAGTTACAAAAGCATATGAAAAAACAAGCTTGGGAAAGCACTCATCAAACTCTTAGAGTGGGAGTTTGATGAAGAAAATCAATATTTTAGAGAATGGGCTGAAAATTCAAATATAACGTTAGAAAAAGCACAAAAGCAAGATTTTAAAGAAATGATAAAAGCCTTAACATACCCAAGAGTACCTTATGAAGCATATAAAATATATGACTTCTTTAGAAGAGAAATGTTTTCAGCAGTAAGGTATATTCCAGGAATGACACCAGTACCACACTATATAGATAAGCAATATTTAAGAATAGAAATGAAAAATCAAATAAACGATGATTTAGACAAATATCTATTCTTTGTAACAATATTTCAAGAAAAAATGTTTGCATTGCTAACTAAAAAAGACTAAAGGTTAGCAATTGCAATTTTATACAAAAAAAGGTATAATCTAAAAAAATCTCAGGGAATATAAATGGCTGATATAAAAACAACCCTTAAAATTGATAATACAGATGTACAAAAAAAATTAAATGAAGCAAATGCATATTTTAAAAAAACATACGGTCAATGGATAGAAGCTACAGATGACTTAATAAAAGTAGATAAAAAACTTATATCAGAAAAACAAAAGCTAGTAAATGCAAGCAAAGATGACTCAAAAGCAATAAAAGAAAATATTGCACAACTTCAAAAACAAAAAAACGCAATACAAGCAACAAGAACTGCAAGAAAAAATGAATATACAAGTGTAAAGCAAGGAATTGCAACAATAAAAGAAGAAAGTAAAGCAAAAGAAAAAGCCTCTACAACTTCTGAAAAATTTAAAAAACAACAAAAAGACCTAACAAACTCAGTCGTAAGACACTTAAGACAAATAGAAACATTAATTATAGCATATTATGCACTATCAAGAGGATTTCAAGCTACAATAGGAAAAGGTATAGAAGTAAACAGAATGGTAGAAGATAATACATCAGGTATTGCAGCACTTCTATCAGCAAATACACAAAACATACTATCTAATGGAAAAGTAGTAAACTCTTATGAAAAATTTAAATTAGGTTTAACAACAGCAAAAGAAACAATGCATGACCTAAGAAAAGCATCTGTACAAACATATGCAACTTTTCCACAGTTAACTGAAATATTCCAACAAGCCATAGGTCAAACACTATCTATGGGAGACTCATTTGGTAAAACAACAGAGCAAATAATAGGCAACACAATCAGTCTATCAAAAAGAATGTCAAACATTGCTGGTGCAATTGGTATGCCTATGGATAGAGTTAGAGAAGAAATAAGATCACTTCTTTCTGGAAATGCCTCTACTGACTCGCTTATTTCTACTATGATTTTTGGAAGTCCTGGTGAAGCAAATAAAGCAATAAGAAATGCAAAAGACAGAGGAGCAAATGGAGTTAAGCAACTTCTTGATGAGGTGTTAGCACCTTTTGATTCTCTTGAAAGTGTAAAATCATTTACAAGATCACTTTTGACTTTTGAGGATGCTTGGTCAAATACGATGAGAAGCATGGTAGAAGAATCTGGTGCTTTTAGAGATATCCAAGGGTTGATAGATGATTTCGCATCAAGTTTAAATAATAACTCAGACGATATAGTATCAAGTTTTGATGCTGTATATAAAGAAGTTAAAAGACTTGCAGATGTATTCTATGAACCGCTAGGTTTAATAGCTGCTATATATGCAACAACAAAAGCATGGAATATCTTATCTAAAGCAGTAATCGCAAATCCTATCGGAGCAGTAGCGGTTGGAGTTGTAACTGCATCAGAAGCAGTAAAAAGCTACATAGAAGAGATGAGACTAGGTGGAAAGACTGTAGAAGAATTTAATGAGAAGATGGAGCAGCAAAATAAACTATGGTCTTCTCCGAAACAAACAAAGATAAGAATAGAAACAAGTCTTGGAGAAGCACAAGTTCAATCAAAAAGTCTTGAAAATGCAATCAAGATATATGAGAAACAAGGCATATCAGCACAAAAACTAAAAGATAGACTATCTGAAGTGAACACTGAGATAGAGGCTTACAAGCAAGCTCTAGTGTCAATAGATAAAGAGTTTGGAGCAATAATAGAGGCAGAAAGTCTCAAAGAAATAGGAAAGCTTCAAACAAAATATGCAATAAATATAAATAATATAAACACTAGAACTAAAGAAAGAAATAAAGCTTTACAAGAAGAGCTAAAGTTAAGACAGCAAATAAAAGAAACAGAGTTATCTTTAGACAAAATACAAACCGCAAAAAAGACAAAAGATCCAAAAGCAAGAAAAAGCTTTGAAGCATTGGAAAAAGAAGAGCTAAAAAATTTAGAAAGTTTAAAGGTAAGACTTGCAGAAGAAGAGCAATCTCAACTAAATAGAACTTTAGCAATATATAAAAAAAGAGAAGACTTTAGAATAAATGCAGCATTAAGATTTGCAGAGCTTAAAGACAATGAGTTTGAAAAAGAAAAAGAAACTGCAAGATGGAGACATGAAAAAAATATTTCAGATATAAATTTCAGATATGCAAAAAAAGAGATAGAACTAGAAGAATATGAAACACTATTAGCTCTAGAAGATGAACTTTATGAAAAAAAGAAAACAACTATAAGTTTAAGTCAAAAGCAAAAAGAAGCAGAAAAAACATATAAAATTAAAAAAGAAGAAATAGAGTTACTAAGAAATCAAGAGCAAAAACAAAAGCAACTTTTAGAATTAGAAAAACAAAGAAATATAGAAAAAATAAAAATGCTAAAAGAAAGCGGAGAGCTTTCAGAAGAGGAAGCAAATAAGCAAATAGCCTTAGAACATAAAAAACACAAAGTATTAAAAGAAAATATATCTGATGCCATGAAGATGACAAGAACAACTACTGATGCTTTAAAAGCTGGTATGACTGACTTTTTTGATATAACATCGGATGGTTTTTTAAATATGAAAAATTTAGCAGAAGATGTGTTGGGGCAAATTTTAAAAAGAATGATTCAATTAAGTGTTGTTAATCCACTAGTAGATGTAGCAACCCCAGTAATAAAAAAGTTTTTTAGTGGTTTTGCATTTGAAAATGGTGGGATTATGACATCACAGGGATCAGTACCTTTAAGAGCATACTCAAATGGTGGAGTTGCTAATAGCCCTCAGCTAGCACTATATGGAGAAGGGAAAAAACCAGAAGCATATGTGCCACTTCCAGATGGAAGAACAATACCAGTTACAATGAAAATGCCAATGCAAGAGCAAATATCAACACCAAATGTAACAACAGTAATAAAATTTGAAAACAGAACATCACAGGAAGCAAGCTTGAAAAAAATAGGAGAAACTATGAGTAGAAATCCTAATGGCGAACTTGTAAAAACAGTAAGTTTGGTGCTAGAGGGGATAAATAAAAACACTCTAGGAATAAAAGATGTATTAGGAGCATAAAATGGAAACATACCCAAACACAGTAAAAACAGAATGGAAAGAAACACCCGTAAGACCTCTTGTTTCTGTAAAAGTAGGTGCTTACCTAAAACAAAGACCAAATCAAACAAGATGGATAAAAAAATTTGAAACAGGATATAGTAATCTAACAGATTCACAAAAAGAAGAGCTAGAATTATTTTTTCAAAACAATCAAACTTTATCGTTTAACTTTATACATCCAAGAACAGGAATAACTCATAAATGCCAGTTTGATGAGATGGAAGAATTAGATTTTACTTTTAAACCAGCTATGAACTCATGGACTGCAAAAGTAAAAATAGTAGAGGTGTAAAATGCTGTCAAGCCAAACAATACAAGACAAAAATGATTTAAATACAGACGCGGTAATATTGTCACTTTTAGAGATAAATATCCCATCAACACCAATAGTTTATTTGACAAACAATAATGAAAATGTAATATGGAATGGGAATGAATATATAGCACTGCCATATGAACTTGAAGATTTAGGATTTACCTCAAAATCAGAAGTAACACAATGGTCAATAAAAATATCAAATGTAAATAGAATAATGAGCCAATATACACAGCAATATGATGCCTATCTTAAAAAAAATGGAATTGATGGGAATAAAATAACATGCATAATAAGAGCTGTAAATAGTAAAGATTTGTCAAATCCAGTGCCAATAATAGAATATAAAAGTTTTTTAAGCCAGCCTAAAAACCAAAGAGATTACACAACTTTTGTTCTTACTCCAAATAATGTTGATAAGATAAGATTTCCACCTAGAACAATTCTAAAAAATCAATGCACCTGGAAGTTTAAAAGTCAACAATGTGGATATGTAGGAGATGGTGAGTTTTGTGATAAAACTTTAACAACTTGTAGGGAATATAACAATTCTCCAAGATTTGGTGGTTTTGTAGGCGTAGGCGGAAGAGGAGTTATTCTTGTGGATTAATAAATATATAGGTATACCTTTTTCCGAAAAAGCAAAAGGTACTTTTAAAGAAGCAGATTGTTACGGAATAGTTGAGCTAATATACAAAGAAGAACTAAATATAGAAATATACAAGCATACATCAGCAGCAAGAAGCACTAAAAATGTAATGTTGGAATATGCAATGGAATCAAAATCAAACTGGATAAAAGTAGAAAAACCAAAAGAATTTGATGTTATAGCAATGGCACATGATATATCACATCCAAATATTATACAACACTTTGGAATATATATAGGAAACAATAAAATATTACAAACCCTTCAAGGAAAAAATAGCCATATAGTTGATTTTGAGCAATATAAATACTGTATAAAAGCAATACATAGGCATAAGGAAATGATTTGAAAGTAATAAGTTATCACAACCCATTTGATTTGGAAAATTCAACAACAAAAGAGCTAGATGTATCTAACTCAAAAGAGCTAATAGAGCACTTAAAATATGATGAAACTGCCTTTGAAATAGCTATTGCTAAAAATGGTGTAATAATGGAAGAACATTTCCAAATAGTACACGGTGATATAGTAAGTGTAATGGTAAAGCCAAAAGGTGGCGGAGGAGGTGGAAAAAATATACTTAAAACAATAGCAATGGTAGCTGTGGTAGCAGCAGCACCTTTTCTTTTTGGAGGTGTAGCAGGAAGTGCAACATTGGGTGCATATACAGCTGGAATAACTTCAACAGCAGGACTTATGAGTGTATATTATGGAACAATGGCACTAGGTGTGATGGCGGGTGGTATGCTTATAAACGCAGTACTCCCAAGCCAAACACCAGACTTAAACATGAACTTAGACCTAGAAAACATAAAGTCTTCACCTACATATTCTTGGAATGTATTAGGAAATGAAGTACAACAAGGAAAACCAGTACCAATCTTATATGGAGAAATGAGAGTCACACCACCAATAATATCAAGATATGTTGAAACAGTAAATAATAAACAATATCTAAATATACTTTACGCCATAGCAGATGGAGAAACTGCAATAGATGTTGACTCAATAGAAATAAATGACGAACCAATATCAAACTTTAAAGATGTACAGACTTATACAAGAAAAGGAATAAATGATCAAAATATAATAGGTCCTTTTGATGATGTAGTATCTGACAAGCCAGTTCAAAAAAAAATATCAACAGACTATGTATATGCTTCTACAACAGGAAACTCAGTAACAGAAGTGACAATAGGACTAGTAGCTCCAAGAGGAATATATTATATAACAGATAGAGGAGGAACTTCAAGCTACACTCTAAATGTAGAAGTAGATATACTTAAAGATGGAGTATGGACCAGCTTAGGAACAGACCAAGGCGGTGAAAAAATAGATTTAGGAAAATACTGGGTAAAAGTAGGTTCAAATAAATATGGATATTTTAGCGATGTGAGACTTGCAGTAAGATATCAAATAAGTGGGCAAGGGACACCGCAAGATATACAAGAAACTTTACCAGAAAAAACAAAATACGAATCAAGAACAGTTAGATTGTGGTAT